AGAACTTTCCTACCTGGAGCTACAATCTCAATGTCATAAGTCTGGTTTGGCCACTTGCCAGCTGTCCTGCGTTCTTCTGGGAAGGTCTGTGTAATAATAATTTTGTGGTTGTTGTTGTAAAGCAACGTCATAACTGGATGACCCACAATATCCCTTTCAGCACGAATTTCTTTAACGTAACGGCCAAAGATCGCCCTGGCCGTTTCTATGATCTTTCTTTCCCCGTACCTGGCCATTTTTCATTAAACTCCCTGCATAAATCTTTACAGTCTTCCTTAATCTCACAATAGTTGGCGCAACGATTACCATCCCAACACTCCCATGGCAAGCACACCCTGGCCCATTCATCATCAAAAGCCTGGTTGACTTCGGCCTGGAGTTTAGCATAGAAGCTCAACACTTCAGAGTCCTGTATTTTTGGCAGTTCGATCAGGTATTTGTTGCTGGTGATGCCACGATTTTTAGCAATAAACGTACCACCATCTCTGGGTATGGCAAAGATCCTCATTCTGCTAACCTTAAAGCCATATGACTCATAAAAAATACGGTAGCGATTAACTTGAAGGGCTACGCCGAAAAGATCTTTTTTTGGATCCACCTGGATAACCCTGGACTCCCTTTTTGTTTTAGCCTGGCCTTTATTTTTTCCAGATTTTAAATAAACCTGGTTTCCTTTACTGTCCAGGATCGGTACATCTTTTTTCTCAATCTGGATGCCCATCCATTTGGCCACAGCATAAGATCCGGACGTTTTATGATCTGTGAGAATATACTGATCAGGGATCCATTCGTCGGGTTCCAGTAGGTCGGCAATCCCCTTGGCGTCTTCATCGCGCAACGGTTCTTCGCTAAGCACGTTATACGAAATACCCCTTTCGGCCAGTCGGCCATGGATTGTAGACCCCAGAACTGCAAATACGCGGCCATCTGGATCGGTTGCATAATCAAAATTAGCTTTTCCCCAGATCAGCCTGGGGCCATTACCGGCAGCAGACGGGGTTACGCCACCGTATTTTCGGTCATAACTGACCTTTCTTAAGAACGGTAATGGACAACAGCGTTCGTTCATGCGGCAGCCCTTGGTTGTTAAGCATTGTTTTACCGATATTCTTTTAGTGTCTGGACAGATAAAATGTGTTAATGGCATAGCTGTCTCCTTTTATTGAGTTTTTTTGCTTCTTGATAGGCGCGACGTAATCCCACGCAGTAGACTGTTCCGTTTTTATCCTTCCTGTATTCTCTTAATTGGTGAGAATAATCGCCATATACAAGCCTTCTTGTTTTTTTCGCCTTTCTGCCATTCATGGTTTATCCTTTTGGTAGATGTCTTAAAATTTTAAGTTTGGGAAGTCCAGTTGTTTTTGAATCAGGTTTCCAACTTCAACCAGATCTAATTTTTGTTCTGTTATTAGGTCGTCCCACAAGACAACCTTGTTTACCGAAACCGAATGAGCTATGTCGGACAATACCTGTAACTGTTCTCCGGTGAAGGTTAATGTAAATTTGTTGGTTTCTTTTGTCATCTGGTTTCCTTCCTGCTTAAAAATTAGCTGCTTTTGGCAGTTGCCCTTTTGGAACACTATGGTAATCATTGGCAGCCCTGTCGGTGCGCCACTCGTTGTGCTTAAAGTTCATTGCCAGGGTGATAATATTATCGGTTTCTGGATACTTGTAGCGCTCTTGCAGGTGCACGCACAGGTCTATAATCTTGTCTTTCGTAACCCGCTTAACATTACCCCTGTTGCTTATCAGATAGTCGTTCCTGCGGCCCTTAACCAACAGGTTGCCGGTTTCTTCGTATATTTTATATTGATCCTCACCGATGATGTCCAGCAGCATAGACCTGGCTGTGCGTTCTGCTTTTTCTTTTTCTTCTCGCAATTCATCAGCTATAATCTGCTGCCAGATCTGGTTGATCTTCGCCTGGTTTCTCTCATATAACAGCAAGATCTTGTCTGTTAGGCTGTCTTTAATCCAGCCGTTATACAGCTGACGGTTGTTGTAGGTACACTGCTCTTGGGACCGCTGTATCATTTGGGCCATCTGTCTGTCGGCGTGACGCGCCATGGCAGCTTGTCTCATTTGTTGTTGGGCACGGCCTGGTGCCTGGGCGGTTCCACCGCTAAGGGCACCGCCCAACCCACCATATAGACCACCCAGGACACTCGAATCACCGGTCGTGCTGCTGGTGCCCGAAGTCCACTGACACCAGATATTGTCAGACGTGGCGCTGGTGCCGCTGTCCCAGTCGTTACTGTCGTATGAGGTACAGCTATACCCTGCTACTGTTGCCATTATCCCCCCACAAGTTTAGGAACCATAATGATTCTGCCAGCTGTTTTGGAAAACTTTGACATTTTTTTACCCTTAGATCCGTCTTTCCCGACCAAAAAAGCCGTAAAGCCTTTTTTCTTAAGAGTGTCGAACTGTGCCTTGGCGGCATCTACTTCATCGGCGTTGGTTGGATCCCACATAACCTTGGCATCCCCTTTGTTTGATAGATATCTCATTGTTCCCATTTGTTCCCCCTTATTTGTTTTGTCTTACTGGTTTAATTGTAAGGCTGGTACCAACACGCTCTCCTGGGTGTGCTGGCACCAGCCACCTATCCCCCTGGAGACCAGGCCCCTGGACGGCGTTTATTGGCACGCACCGATCAGACAAGCTAAAAGCTGACCAGTCCACATGATTATTAGACTCGATCAGATCTTTGGCTGTTTTATTCAAATCAAATAGTGGTTGTCCGGTCTCCATTGGCACTCCTTTCCAATATTGTTTTTTTTTGTTATGAGCACTATAGGACGTGACAGCCCACTTGTCAAGTTTGGTTTTGGTGGATTAAAGACGCTGAGGTACGATCTGTTTAAATTTTTAACACTAAACCTATTATTTTCTTTGATTTTTGCAGATTTTCGCAACAACCTGCTGCTTGACAAGTGTGCTGTAATGACCTATTATGATTCCTGAAATTATTTGTTTTATTTATCTTTTATTAATTTTTATAACAATAAAGGAGCGTTACATGCCGATTCACACATTTGAGGAAATGATTGAAATTTTACGAGAAGATCTTGGGTCGCACAGCCACGTCGCCAGAGCTTTGGGTTTGACGGTGCGGCACTATCTAAGACTGCGTACCGGAGAGCAGACCAAGGGCGGTTCCGTTCAGACCCTAATACTGATGCGGATTTACTGCCGCATTATCCGACTTGGCCGTACATATAAACCCTTTCGCAAACACAAAAGGGAGCTGGTTAGAGAGTGGACCAGCGACCACCTAACCAAACGTAAAATAAGAGTCCATTGGTAGGATATCCAAAGCCAAAACCTCTACGACTGCCGCAATATCTGGAGTTTCTTACCACGCTTCCGTGCACTCGCTGCAGTCGGATTAAATCCGAGTACCTGGATATCGTACCGGCGCACCAGAGTTTTGGTCTCAATCCTGGGATGGCCACGAAAAATAACGACAACCTGGCCTTGCCTCTTTGTGTTTACTGTCACGACAAGGAACATCGTGGGGCCGAAACCTTCTGGAAGGGATTTGATAGGAAAATGGCAATAATTAAATGTCTAACGATTTATATTCAGAGGAGAGGTTCCGGTGGTACAGTTTAAAGAAAAAACATTAAGAGTGGAAGGCATGATTAAATACGAAACGACGGTTGCGGTTTTTTGTTGTGAGCAAATTAAACTTGCGCTTTACCGTGGCGATTATGTTTATAATTCTGAGGGCTTAAGAAGGTGGGGGGAAGATAGTTATTTAGACACCTGCCCATATTGTGGAAAGGATTAAATAGTGCCAGCGATAGAGTTTGAGGTTTGGTGTTCGTGCGGTAATGGCCTTTGCGGCCAGTGCACAGACACGCGGGGTGGCATAGTCGTTGAGCCGTGTGAAAAGTGTATGGAAGCAGCGGGGGGTGAAGGCTATGACAGTGGATATGATGTTGGCTATAACGACAGAGATAGCGAGGGTTGAATTATGGATGAAAATTATGATCTGGATCCCAACGAAATAATCCAGCAACTTCAAGATTTAATTAAAAAAATCGAAGACAAAAACGACGAATATAAAACCCTGGGAAGGGCCAAGGCTGAAAAAACAAGAGTTTTCAATATTGAATTTGCCAAACGGCAGCTAATGCTTAAAAACAAAGGGATGGCTATAAGTATCCTTAAGGCCCAAACTTTGGGCCATGTTGAAATCTCAATGTTAAAATTTAAAGTGGACGACTCAGAATCAACTTATCTGGCTTGCAGGGAAGCACTACACGCGATGAAGGAAATCATCGGCACCTATCGGTCGTTCCTGACCTGGATGCGGATGGAATATAAGGGACAGAACGTACCAAGGTTTCATCCGTAAAAATGGTAAAAAAGACTGGATATATATTATTACATCGGGCCATTTTAGATTCAGAACTAATGGATAAGCCACCGCACTATCTTAAGGTTTGGGTTTATTTGTTGCTTAATGCAGAGTGGAAAGATTGTACTAAAAAGGGCTATAAGTTAAAACGGGGGCAATGCTTGACATCTTATTCTGAATTATTAGAGATGCTTAAATATAAGGTTGGGAACCGCCCCCACGGTTATAAACCCCACCATTTAGACACAATCTCGAAACTGTTAAGGAAACGGGCGATGATACGGGTAGCGAAACTGGTAAGGGGGGTTATAGTAACTATCCTAAATTATGAGCAATATCAAGCAAGAGGTTTTTCCGAAACTGGTAGCGAAACTGGTAGCGAAACTGGTAAGGAAACTGGTACGTTATCTATTATAGAAGAAGTAATAAGTAATAAGTATGGGGAAATTGATTTTCCAAAAGGGTTTCCAGTAGAAAAATTTGCAGAATGGGAAATTGCTCGTCAAAAAAACAACAAAGCTCCAAAAATGACTCAAACCATGAGAAAGTCAGCCTTAACCCAAATTCTTAACGCTATGAAACGAAATGTAGCTTTTCGCGGTATTGGGTATAACTCAACCACAGGATTGTTGGAGCAGGCTGTTGAAAATAGATGGAGAGGGTTTTCCTGGCTTAATACGAAACTTAATTCCTGGGAGAACAACCAAAAAAGATTTCAAGAAAAACGAGACGGTGAGGGCCGACCACAACCAAAAGACTTTCACCCGTCGATAATGGAGTAGATATGAATGACTTAAAAATGTTACCACCGCACAATCTGGAGACCGAAGAATCTTTACTGTCTGCCATGCTGGTGGACAACAGTGTGATGGGAGACATAGTTGACATTTTAAACCCATCTCACTTTTACAGGACACAGCATAAATTAATTTATCGTGCCATACTTCAACTGTTTGAAAAAGGCGAACCGGTAGACTATATTACAGTCACAAACAGACTCAAAGAAAATGGCGACCTTGAAAAAGCGGGTGGTGCAACCTATTTGGTCAGGATGCAAGAGGCACCACTGGCTGTTAATGCCTCACATTATGCTAAAAAAATTAACGAATATGCCGTGCGTAGAGAGCTGATACTTGAAGCCCAAAAGATCCAAGGCGCTGCTTTCGATGTCTCACAGGACATAGAAGACCTGGTGGAAACCTCCCAAAAAAAGATATTATCTATAAACACCTATGCGGATCCAGAGTATGTTTTTACTAAAGATTTAATAATAGACACAATTGATCGTTATGAGGAGATTCATAAAAATAAGATTTTAATTACTGGGGTGCCGACTGGTTTTAACGATTTAGATAGAGTTTTGTCAGGCATGCAGAACTCTGATTTATTAATCCTTGCGGGTCGGCCATCTATGGGAAAGACAGCCCTGGCATTACAGTGTGCAAGAGGAGCGTCCGACGCAGGATATAAACCATTTATTTTTTCTTTAGAACAACCTAAAGGCCAATTAATGGACCGGCTGTTTGCATCTCAGACGGGACTGTCCACCACGGTATTTAGGTCTGGGTTTTGGAGTAATAATGATTGGAATATAATAGCAGAGGGGGCCGCTGAGATCCAGAACACCGATATCGGTATCGATGATCGTGGTGATCAGGGCTATCGTGACATCTGCAAAACAGCCAGAATTGTTCATAAAAGGCACGGGATTAATTTTATTATTATAGACCACCTTGGTTTGGTTTCGGGTGCTGCCCACAAGAGTAGGAATGACGAGGTTGGGATATATAGCAGGAAATTTAAAGCATTAGCCAAAGAATTACAAATACCCGTTCTGGCCCTATCCCAACTAAACAGGAGCGTGGAGGATCGTACAAACAAGCGGCCAAGGCTGTCTGATCTTAGGGACTCTGGAAACCTGGAACAAGATGCCGATGTTGTTATGTTTATTTATCGTGACGAAGTATATGACGACGGTGAAAACAATCCACTCAAAGGTAAGGCTGAATTGATTATAGCAAAGCAGCGCCAGGGGCCTACCTGTACAATCCATATGGCGTGGCTGGCTAAAAGCACAAGGTTTGAGTCGCTTTATACTGGGCGATATTAAAAACACAAAAAAAGGACAATGGCATGAATTTTAAGATAATTTATTATAGATGCGGCTGTAAATATATATTTATTATAGATAAAGAAAAGCGAATATTTAAAAATTATACATTATGTCCAACGCACGAACACTTAATAAGCCGTGTGGTTTTGTGGTGTAAAGACTGCGGGCTTAAAATAACCGAAACCGAGGCAAGGACATGGCAGCGTAAAAAGCGCTGTCTTCCATGCAGGGACCTTAAAAACCTAAACAGAACCAAGGCCAATTGGGCGTTAAAGAAAGCCAGAAATAATTTAAAAACACAAACATGTATGCCCGAAGTAAACCCGAAAGAGAGGCTGGCGCTTTTATCTTTAAATTCCAAGAAAATTTCTTTAAGAAAACTATATCGGGCAATGGACAGGGTGTTGCCTGTTGTTGAGACACCAATTTTGGATGGTTGGGGGAGTAGCGGATAAAAGAACAAAAAAATACTAATAAAAAAAGGGGGATAACCATGAGGAATAAACAAATAACAAATGCGGTTGCCTTAATAATTTTCTTGTTGCTCATACTGTTGTGGACATTTCTTTTAAACGTTCGTGTGAAAAGA